TGTATCAGAAAAAACGCAAAAAAGAATTGATAAGCTAACTCGTAAAATGAGAGAAGCAGAAAGAAGAGAAAAAGCTGCTCTTGATTATGCTAAAGGTTTACAAGACAAATATAATTCAACTAAATCAACTTTAAACTCTGTTGAGGATAATCATCTAAAAGAGTTTGATGCGAGAGTTGATTCTCAAAGAGAACAAGTGAAAGCTAAACTTGCGACTGCAACAGCTGATGGCGATGTTGATAAAATGGTTGAAGCTAATGATGAGTTGACAAGACTAGCAGTTGAAAAAGAAAAAGCTAGAGTTAAGTTAGCTCAAAGAGAGCAAGAAGTAAAAGAGCCTGAGGCGGAAGAAGCTGTTCCTCAAGCTCCAGCAGTAGATCCAAAAGCAGAAAATTGGATTAGTAAAAATACTTGGTTTAACAATGACACTGTTATGACCGGTGCTGCTGTTGAAAAACATAAAGAACTTGTTCAACAGGGTGTTGACCCAACCTCTGATGAATACTATGATGAAATAGATAAGACTATGAGAGAATATTTTCCTCATAAATTTGTCGAAGATAAAAAACCCGTTCAAACTGTTGCCTCGGCGGGGCGTAAACAGCAAGGACGCAGAACCGTGAAACTCACCCGTTCACAAGTAGCGATAGCTAAAAAATTAGGGGTGCCACTAGAAGAATACGCGAAATTCGTGAAGGAGTAGATTATGACTAAAAGTACAGTAAAGAAAACCTCACGCGCGAGCCAAGAGAAAAAGGATATTCGTAATAAACCTTGGGCGCCACCATCAAGTCTAGATGCACCACCTGCACCGCAAGGTTATTGTCATAGGTGGATTAGGGTAGAAAGTGTGGGTTTTATGGATTCAGGTAATGTTTCTAAAAAACTCAGAGAAGGTTGGGAATTTGTTCGAGCTGAAGAAGTTCAAAACGAAATCGGTGACCATGACTATCCAGTAATCCATGAAGGCAAACATCAGGGGTTAATCGGGGTTGGAGGCCTTGTGTTGGCAAGGATACCAGAAGAAATTGTCGAGCAACGCAAGCAGTATTTTCAAGGAATTACTGCTGACCAAGTTAAAGCAGTTGATAACGACATTCTAAAGGAACAACGACCAGAGATGCCTGTTAATATTGACAGACAATCTCGTGTAACTTTTGGTGGTAACAGAAAGTCTTAATTTTTTAGCTTTTGTAACCACATTTGTTTAACTATTTTATGGAGTTTAATTATGGCAAACCAAGATTCTGCATTTGGGATGCGTCCGGTAGGCAGAGTAGGTGGAACACCCTACACTGGAGGACAAACTCGTTATAGAATAGCTGCGAACTATGGAACAGCAATTTTCAAAGGTGATATGGTAATGCAAGTCACTGGCGGAACTGTTGAAGTACATGCCGATGGCGGTACAGTTCCAATCGTAGGTGTTTTTAACGGATGTCGCTACACAGACCCATCCACTGGAAAAGAAACTTTTTCCAACTTTTATCCTGCGAGCACAAATGCTTCTGATATAGAAGCGTTTATAATTGATGACCCAATGGTTATTTTCGAAATTCAAGCAGATGCTGCTTTCCCTATAGCTGACTTATTCGGTAACTTTGATATCGTTTACACATCAGCTGGAAGCACAACAACTGGTATATCCGGTGCTGAATTAGATGTAACTACTGGCGCAACAACTGCCGGCTTACCTATTAAAGCGATCGATGTTTCAAGAGATCCTGAAAATAGCGATGTCGGTGCTGATGCAACCAATGTGCGCGTAATCATTCAAAACCACATATTCGGCCAAAAAGGTGCCGGTCTAGCTTAGGAGGTTAACTATGGCTATTTCAAGATCCCAACTAGTCAAAGAGTTAGAGCCTGGGCTTAACGCTCTTTTTGGACTAGAGTATAACCGATACGAAAACGAACATAGTGAGATCTTTGATTCGGAAAGTTCTGATAGAGCTTTTGAAGAAGAAGTGATTCTATCCGGTTTCGGTTCGGCTCCTGTAAAATCTGAAGGTGAAGGTGTATCATTTGATACCGCACAAGAAGGTTATACATCGAGGTACACACACGAAACTATCGCAATGGCTTTTGCTATTACAGAAGAAGCAATTGAGGATAATTTATACGACAGATTAGCAGGTCGTTACACAAGAGCATTGGCTAGAAGTATGGCTAACACCAAGCAAGTTAAAGGTGCTAATGTACTTAACAATGCTTTTAACTCAAGTTTCACAGGCGGTGACGGAGTTGAACTATGTTCAGCAGTACACCCCCTAACAAACGGCGGTACATTTGCTAACGAGTTGTCAACAGCTGCTGACCTATCAGAAACATCTATTGAGCAATCTCTTATTGATATTGCTGCATTTGTTGATGAAAGAGGTCTAAAAGTTGCTTTACAAGGTGCTAAATTAATCATTCCAAAAGAACTTCAGTTCACAGCGGAAAGGATTCTTAAATCACCACAGCGTGTCAGTACATCAGATAACGATATTAATGCTATGGCTTCAATGGGTATGATCCCACAAGGCTACAGAGTTAATCATTACTTAACTGATACTGATGCTTTCTTCATTATGACTGATGCACCTAATGGACTTAAACAGTTTGTTAGAGCACCAATCAAAACTGCTATGGAAGGTGACTTCGATACAGGTAATGTAAGATTTAAAGCAAGAGAAAGATATTCATTTGGGTTCTCTGATCCTAGAGGAATATTCGGCTCTCCTGGTGCTGCGTAAGTAGTAATTTGGAGGAAAGATTAAGGGGACTTTCAAGTCCCCTTTTTTTTGGTTATAATAAACTGACTATACGAAAACTTGAATACAGACGTGTATAGACGACGACCTAAAGACTGTATTCTTATACTTAGGAGATAATTATGTCAAATTCAACATTTTCAGGACCACTAAGGTCGGAAAGCACAATTAAAACTATCAGTAAAAACGCAACAACTGGAACTATTACAGAGGTAACAACTCTTGGTGGTGCACCAGTTAGTTTATCTGATGGAAATGTAACTTTAACAAATGCAACTCATAGTGGTAGAGTATTACTTGTACCTGATGGAGGACAAGATAATACATATACACTACCTGCACCAATAGCAGGATCTATGTTTAGATTTGTTTACGCTGGTGGAGCCGCTGATGCAACAGATGCTTTAATCGTTACACCGGGTAATACAAACTTTTACATTGGTGGAGTAACATTTTTAGACACTGATGGAAATGAAGTAAGTTCAGTATTTTCAGACGGTAACTCAAATAGCAGTATTCAACTGAATGTTCCTGCTGGTTTTGACGTTATTGTAATGGGTATAGATACAACTAATTACCAAATTTTTGGAAATGTTACATCAACAACTGCACCAGCGTTTGCTGATCAGTAAGATAATAATTAGTGGGGCTACGGCCCCACAGTTTCTTGATTAAGGAGGGAAACTATGGCAGATACAGTAACAGGACCTACAATCTTGCAAGAAAATGACAAGAGAGTAACCATAAAAATAGTCAATCAATCAGATGGTTCCGGTGGAACAACAGTCTTTGCAGATGTCTCTGCATTAGCAAATAATAAAAATGGACAATCCGTCACAACAGTAAGCCCACAAAGAATTTGGTGGTCTTGTGCTAATGGTGATGGTGGTGATTCTTTTGCTAGATTAGACTTTGAAGATTCAGATGGCGATATCCCTATTGTTACATTAGTTGATTCAGGCTATTGGGATTTAAGAGAATTTGGTGGTATACCAGCTAACACTTCATCTAACTCAAACCAAAGTGATGTAAACTTTGTTGTACCGAGTACAGCTGATTCAGGTAATACATACACAGTGATTGCAGAGTTTATTAAAAACTACGATTAATTATGGAAATTAGTGTAGAACAATATACCAATGATTTAGTAGGATTTGCTAAAGGCGGTATGCCTGCTCGTAATAAAAAAAATTACAGGTCTACTAAATCTGGTGCGGGTATGACGCAAGCTGGTGTAAAAGCTTATCGTCGTATGAATCCAGGTAGTAAATTAAAAACAGCTGTAACAGGTGATGTTAAAAAAGGTAGTAAATCAGCAAAAAGACGCAAATCTTATTGCTCAAGAAGTGCTGGTCAAGCTAAGATGCACAATATTAATTGTCGTAAAACGCCTAATAAACGCATATGTCAGGCGAGGAGAAGATGGAAATGTTAACAAATTTATATAAAACAGTAGATAAGTTGTGGATTAAATATAAAAATACTTGGAACAACTGTGGATTATGTTGGAAAAAAGACATAGTTATTGTTGCTCTAGTATTGCTTTACATTTTTTTATAAACAGGAGCACTAATGAAAACAAATGCTAAAAAGAAAGTTAAAAAAGTTATTAAAGGTTTAAAAAAAGCATCTAAGTTACACGCAAAACAAGCAAAAACATTAAAAAAGGTTTTAAGATCTAAAAAATGAGGCTTACAGACAACTTTACTTTAGCAGAACTTACAAAATCACAAACAGCTGAACGATGTGGCATAGACAATAATCCCGACAAGGAACACATTCAAAGCTTACAAAAACTTTGTGATAATATTTTACAGCCTGTAAGAGATTACTTTCAAAAACCTGTAACTATAAGCTCTGGTTATAGATCTCCTGAATTAAGTCAAAAAATAGGATCTTCATCTAGGTCACAACATTGCAAAGGTGAGGCTGCAGACTTTGAAATACCAGGTGTATCAAATAAAGAATTAGCAGATTTTATTAACGAAAATTTATCTTTTGATCAAGTTATTCTTGAATTTCACAATCCCGATGAGGTTAATTCTGGTTGGGTGCATGCTTCATATGTAGGTGAAAGAAATAGAAGCCAATATTTATTAGCTGAAAAAGATGAAAATGGTAAAGTGAGGTATAGCAGATGTCAATAACAAGATCTCAAATGTCACAACAAATATCTAAACCACCTATGAAAAAGAAAAAAAAGAAGAAAAAAAAGAAGAAACAAGTAAGGTCTAGATAGCTAGAATTAAAACTGATAAACTCATATTATGGCTAAGAAAGGAAGAAAAATTTGTCCAAAAGGTAAAGCAGCAGCAAAGCGTAAATTTGATGTTTACCCATCAGCATACGCTAATATGTACGCAAGCAAGGTCTGTAAAGGTCAAATCAAAAGCGCTAAAAATGGTTCTTTTGTATCTGACTACTACGGAGATTTGATTAAGTAATGGGTGCTTTAAAAGATTGGGCTAATGAGAATTGGGTAGATATTGGTGCTCCTAAAAAAGACGGCAAGTATCAACCATGTGGTCGTAAAAATGCAAAGACCTCAAAACGTAAATACCCAAAATGTGTTCCAGCTGCTAAAGCAGCAAGGATGAGTAAATCGCAGAAACGTTCTGCGGTAAAACGAAAAAGGCAGGCGGGTAATACTGGCCCAAAACCAGTTAATGTAAGAACCATAGATAAAAAATACTATGGTGGATTAATACAATTTTAGGAGGTTATTATGGCAGTAGGACCAAGCAATAAAGGAAGCGGTAAATTAAAACGAACAACAATAGATCCTCGTATAGGTGGAACTAAAGGTGACGCTGGTTTTGCTGGTAAAGCTGGTGCAAAAGGACCTGGCACATTAGCTGCTAAACCTAGAACTAAAATAGACCCAAGAATTGGTGGTAAAGCAGGTGATGCGGGACCAGCAGGTAAAGCAAAACAATTAAGTGGTTTTGGTAAAGCATTTTCTGTCGCTCTAGCAAAAGGCCCTGGTACATTGTTTACTTTTAAAGGTAAACAATACAAAGCCATTAAAAAACATGAAGGCAAAGGTCCATCAGCTAGTAGAGTCGAAGATAAAGTTTCTAAAGCTACTATCGTTAAAGGTAAACGTGATACTACTAAATCTAGAAATCCTGTAGCTGCTGTTGGTGCTGGTGCTGGTGCTGGTGCTGCTGCAAAGAAAAAGAGCAAAGCAAAGACACCTGCTTCAGGTAGATTTGGTCAGCGTAAAGCTGGTGGTATCATGAAAGCTAAAGATGGTGATATAGCTGGTAGCACAGCTGTTTACACACAAGCAAGAAAACAAGCTGGTAAAGATAGAGTGACATTGACAGATTTAAGAGAAGCTGCCTCAGTGTTGGGTTATAAATTAGCTAAAGAAAAAAGAAATTCTGGTGCTGGTAAAATGACGGTGACAGATGTTAAAAATGCTAAAAAAGTAGTTGGTAAACGTACAGGCGGTATATTGAAACCTAAAAAAGCGGCGGTAGGTGCATTATTTAAAGTAGGTAAAAAAATCTCAGACACATTTAGTGAAAAAAGCTTAAACACATTAAGTAAAGCTCAAAGAGAAACATTAATGAGGATGCCTGACAAACAACGTGAGTCCACTATTAAAAAATTTAAGGCATCAATTGAGAGAGCAGATAAAGCACCTAAACTTAATAAAAAGAAAGTGGCCGCTATAGTCGCTGTTCCTAGTGCAGTTGTTCTGCAAAAAAGTAAAACAAAAAAAACAAATACAGCAAATATAGCAAAACCAAAACGTAAAGAAGACAAAGTATCTCAAGCTAATATTATTGGTAAAGGTTCTAAAAAAGGCAGACGCGCTGGCGGTATTATGAAAGCTAATAAAGGTGCATTTCCTGATTTATCCGGTGATGGTAAAATAACCAAAAAAGATATTTTAATGGGTAGAGGTGTCATTAAAAAACGTGGTGGTGGCGCTGCAATTAAAGGTATGAATTATAAAGGTACTCTTTAGGAGTTTAGATGGGAATATTAAAAGCTATAAAAGCTTTAGATGATATTTTTATAAAAAAATTGTCAACTAAAGCAAATCCTGAAAAAAAAGTTGATTTTTTAATTTATAAAGATCAAGCAACTCCAATACCAAAAAAGTTTAAGCGTGCAGGTCAAAGAAAAGTAGCTAAGCAACATATGAAAGATTTATTAACTTCAGAAAAAACCAAAATCGGTACTGCTGCTGGTGCGGGTGTCGTTGTTGGTAGCTCATCAAAAAAACCCAAAAATAAAACAAGAGGTCAATTAAAGAAAGCAAAAAAATCTAATGGAGGTTTTATGACTAAAGGACAGGGTGCTGCAATTAGAGGTACAAAATTTAAAGGTCATTTTTAGGAGGCTAAATGGCAACATCAGGCACAACTACATTCGATCTTGATATCGATGACATCATTGAAGAAGCTTACGAACGTTGTGCTGTCAGGACTAATAGTGGCCGTGATCTCAAGTCTGCTCGTCGTAGCCTTAATATTTTGTTTTCTGAGTGGGGCAATCGTGGCGTGCACTTGTGGAAAGTGGCGTTAAAAACACAAGAACTTACTTCAGGCACAGCAACTTATACGGCACCCTCTAACACCAGCGATATCCTTGAAGCATATATCAGTAGTTCAAGTGGTACCACTACTTCAACCACTGATGTGTCTTTGACTAAAATATCAAGAAGTGATTACGCGTCAAAAAATAATAAAGGCGCTACTGGGCAACCGTCAGAGTATTATGTAGATCGCCAAACTACACCAACCATTACTTTGTATCAAACACCTAATGCTAGTACATATACTCATTTAAAATATTACTTTATGGAGCGTATTGAAGATGCTGGAGCTTATACAAATCAAGCAGATGTAGCATTTAGATTTATACCTTGTATGGTAGCGGGACTTGCTTACTATTTATCGATGAAAATAAATCCTTCAATAGTTCAGCAAAATAAAATGATCTACGAAGATGAGTTAAAACGCGCATTAGATGAAGATGGACAAAGAACTTCGGTGTATATAGCACCACAAAGTTACTATCCATCAGGGAGTTAAAACATGCCATACGCAAAAGGAAAATACGCTAAAGCAATATCTGATAGATCAGGTATGGCGTTTCCTTATAAAGAAATGGTCAAAGAGTGGAATGGTGCATTTGTGCATAAATCTGAGTATGAAGCAAAACATCCTCAGATAAGAAGAAAACATCATCAATCAGATGCCGTAGCTTTACAGAACCCAAGACCTAGACCTAAAGAAGATAATGATGCTTTTGTTTTATATGTTAACAATGGTTTTAATAGTTCAAGCATGTTGCCTAGTGCAAGTAATAATATACTAGGTACATCATTAGAATCGTTTGAAATGACAGCTAGCGCTGGAGAGGTAACCATAACTATATCATGAGTATTACACACGCAAATTTTTTAACACAAGTAAGAAACTATACCGAAGTAGATTCCAATGTATTGTCAGATACTTTAATTGATCAATTTATTCGTAATACAGAATTAGATATTGCCGGTAAAGTTGACTATGATGATTTAAGAGCTTACAAAACATCAACCACAGTGGCATCACAAAGATATCTCAGTATGCCAGAGGAGATGATGTATTTAAGGTCAGTTCAAGTAACTAGTGGTAGCGACCGTATATTTTTAGAAAAACGAGATACTAGTTTTATTTCAGAGTTTAATCCAACAGATGCTACAGGTGTGCCAAAATATTACGCAAACTGGGATGATAGCACTGTTGTATTAGCACCTGTACCCGCAAGTGCTTTGACTGTACAGATCAACTATGTCATAGATCCACCACATTTTAACAGCTCTACTACGACTTTTTTATCAATTAATCAAGAATCAATGCTGTTACATGGTGTGTTAACCGAATGTTTTAGTTATCTAAAAGGGCCTGCTGATATGTACAACTTATACAAAGGGAAGTACAATGAAGAAGTACAGCAGTTTGCTATGCAACAAATGGGACAAAGGAAACGAGGGCAATATACAGATGGTGAACCAAGAATACCTGTTCCATCAATTTCACCAAATGTTAAAGGAGCACAATAATGGCAATAACAACTAATGCAATATGTAATTCATTTAAAAAAGAATTATTGGAAGGCACACACAATTTTAAACAAAGTGGTGGCAATAGTTTTAAATTAGCACTTTACACAAGTAGTGCTACTTTAGGTAAATCAACCACATCGTTTACAACAGACAACCAGGTATCAGCCACAGGTCAATATGCCTCTGGTGGCAGTGCTTTAACAAACGCAGGCACATCCTTATCGTCTGATACAGCTTTAGTTGATTTTGCGGATTTATCTTTTACAGGTGTAACTCTAACTGCAAGAGGAGCTTTAATATATAATGACACTGCTTCTGGTGATCCAGCAGTCTGCGTGTTAAATTTTGGTGGTGATAAAACAGCCACTGCCGGAACATTTACTGTTCAATTTCCAGCTTTTACATCTTCTGCCGCTGTTATACGAATAGCATAGGAGTAAGACATGGCTTTAGTAATCAATGACCGTGTAAAAGAAACAACCACGACCACAGGCACTGGTACAGTCACATTAGGTGGTGCTGTTTCTGGATTTGAAACATTTGCAGCGGGTATTGGTAACAGTAACACTACATATTACTGTATTGTTTTAAATGCTGAATTTGAAGTTGGTCTTGGAACACTTTCTGGCGATAGTTCAACATTAGCAAGAACAACAATAATATCTAGTTCAAACAGCGACAGTGCTGTTAACTTCTCAGCAGGTACAAAATTTGTTTTTTGTACGATGCCTGCAAGTAAGTCATTAGTTTTAGACGCTAGTAATAATTTAACCATACCTGCCAAATTAATTATGCCAGATGTGACATCAGGTAAAATATTAGTAGGTGATGGTACTAGTTATGAAGAAGTAGCGGTAAGCGGAGATATTGGTTTAGCTTCTAACGGAGCAATGACCATACAAAGCGATGCAGTAGAACAATCTATGATAGCAGACAACGCAGTTGCGACGGCTTCTATTGTCGACGATAATGTGACTCAAGCAAAAATCGCTGATGATGCTGTAGGCGCTGACCAATTGGCCGCTAGTGCTGTGGTAACAGCATCTATCGTAGATGACAATGTAACTCAAGCTAAAATAGCAGATGACGCTGTTGGAGCAGATCAATTAGCTGCTAACGCTGTTGTTAATGCAAGTGTAGCTTCAGACGCAGCGATTGTTGACACTAAATTAGCTACTATATCAACAGCAAACAAAGTAGATATAGGAGCGTTAGATATAGATGGTGCTTCAGATATAGGCGCTGCTTTAGCAGATGCTGATTTAATTATTGTTGATGATGGTGCTGGCGGTACAGAAAAGAAATGTGAAGTATCTAGGATAAAAACTTATATCGCAGATGTAACTTTGACAACAGCGGCACAAACCAACATTACATCACTTGGCACACTAACTACATTGACAGTTGATAACATTATTATCAACGGCACAAATATTGGTCACACAAGTGATACAGATGCTATAGCAATAGGATCTGACGGAGATGTGACATTAACACAAGATCTAGAATTACAACACGATGGTGCGATTCTATCGTTTGGTGCAAATGATGAAATAGCTTTAACACATGTGCATGACACTGGTCTATTATTAACAGATTCTGGTGGCACACCTACTTTACAATTCCATGATGCAAACGAATCTTTTGCTTCTGATGGTAGTAAAATAATTATGAAGTCTGGTGGCACAACATTTA